TGTTTTTGGCAATGTTCATCAATTATCAAATAATCATCAGGCTTTAATATCCACTTTTTAATTTGTTTTAAAATGTTTTTACGTTTTTCTATATTCTCTCATATTATTCGTTATGCTTTATATTATTTTTCATTCATAAATTATTAATACCTCATTGCTTATTTTGTGCATTATGCTTTATTTTGTAGTCTTAGGTTTGTGCATTTTAACAACACGTTTCATAAAAAGTTCATATATTACGTACATAATATATATTGTATTACGTACGTATATATGTTATACTATAGATACAGTAAAGGAAAGAACAAAGAACAAAACAAAACCCTTTACCAGATATAAATAAGTTTACCGCTAGCACTAAAAAGCGGAAAATCTAAAATGAAAAGAGTTGACAACCGCACAACAAAAAAATCTGGTTGACCTTTGCAAGGTCATGCGACAACTAGTCTTTGCGTATCTTGAAAATTAAATATTTCACCGTGCGAACCGGCTAAAACCGAATTGAACAACGTCAAATGTAGGCGGTGAAAATCTTAAAAGCGATAGGCTCAAAATGTTTTTAATCCAGTTTTCGAATTTCTGGGATATAAAAAAAGGGTATCTGCTAAAATTTTAGCGGCTACACAATAGCCGTTAATACGATTAAATCCAGTGCAATGATCTGAATTTAATCAACCATATTTTTAAGATAACACAAAAAAACCAAAAAGTCAAGAGGTGTTTACAATGAAAACATTTGAAACAAAAAGCGGGCAAATATTTGAAATATGGGAGAGCAGAAAAGAAGCCCTTCATGATGTTGCTGATATTATCGATGGTCTCAGATACGCAAATGAAATCGGACAGCGAACAGATGATTATCTGTGGATCCAGTACAAGGATGGCAGCCACTATTGTATCAGCGAAGAAGGCGAAGAAGGAGTTTTTAAGAAAGTCAACATTGAAGCTATCATTGACGAAAATGCTTGTACTATAATGATATGGGGAAAAGTTGACATTTACAACATTGATGATGTTGATGAAAAATACAGTAAAGAGAATGATGATGAATCAAAATTCTGGAACGTAACATAACAGTTAAACAGTGTAGAACAAAAAGAAATGAGACAACAGACAAAACAAAAAACAAAAACAAACGTAAATCGAAAAAAACGGAGGTATTTTATTATGTACACAACTTCAAGAAAAATCACAAACAATGATGCTAAAAACATAATCAGCGGTCAAGATGTTATTCTTGTTGATGATAGCAGCATTGATGCCTATACCGATAGCACGAACTATTATAACGCTGGTGTTTACGGTTGGAACTATTCAATAGGCTATAGCACACGTCTTGATAAATACATTATTTGCGGCTATAGAATCCCTCAAAGCGTTTTGAACGTTGCTAAAAGTGTTACAAAAATGGCACAAAAAGAAGCGTATTTGCGCGCTTAAAGGGGGTGTTAATATGACTATATCAACACGTAAAAAACTTGAAGTAGCTTTGAACCACTTAAAAAAATGTGATGGTGATTGCATGAATTGCAAATACTGTGATACACATTGCGATAGCAATGGCAATAACATATTTTTTGCCCCTTATTGCTCTTATGGCATTTTAGGCGACTATTTCAACCCTGTATCGGATAGCCTTAGAGAAATAAGATCCAAAACGATTGATGCGATCGAGTTTGAGGTAAATTAATTTCAATAAGGGCGTTTATACGCCCCTTATATCCACAAAACCGCATGAGGTGGAGCGGATACCATAACCATTATTTACACGTTATAACAACTTTAAGACTTTGAGGAGGCATAAAACAATGGATAAATACGGAAATAGTCGCAAGGTAATATTTACTATTGATGACCTGCAATGTCTACGAAACGAATGTAAAAAAAATAATCTCACGGATAAGGAAATTGATAGTTTGTTTAACAAATTATCTGAATTTAAGTGTACATTTATTCTTTACGGACGTAAGACAAGTGAAGATAGATATGAATTGTTTAATGTAAACGGAGAAAAGATGAACGTAAATGATCTTAATTCATATCAAAATGGCTGTATAATCAGTGAGTGCCATGAATATTTTGAGGGCAGGAATGATAAACCTTATGGAGTTATTGACATTAAAGAGGAGGTAATCTAATTATAATAACCGCCCATAAAGGGCGGTATATGTGGATGTTTTCCGCATGAGGAAAATAAACACACCATACAACATAGTAAAAACAACTGATACATATTTAAGGAGGAATTGACCATGGAGAACATAACGGAGAACATAACAAACACTATTGGCATCGGTGTAAAGGACATTAAGAAGGTTTTCACGCCAAAGCAATTTGCAATTATCAAGGATAATTTAAGGGCTTATTTCGTCAATATGGGCTATATCTGCATTGAAAAGGCTGACTACGGTAAAGGCTGGTATATTTTCAAGTCTGCTGAGGACGTTAAAAACGGCTCTTATGTGCAGTTTTGCGAAAACATAGACTATTTAAACGGCTGGCTATATGGAGTTGTTCAAGCAGTCAACGGCATTATAAAAGCTAATGGAAATAAGGATATTAACATGAAGCAGTATATATCTATTTTCATGGAGTTCTAGCACACGAGAGGAGGATATTTTTTATGAAGAACATGACAAACACGAAAGCCCTTGCAATCAATGATATAGAATTATTAACATTTGATGAAGCCGCTGAAATAGCTCTTGACTATATCAACATAAAGGATCATGATATACTTTTTGTTGATTTTGGCGGTTACTTCGGATATTCTGCACTTGTTTTCAAGAACGAAAAGCAAATTTACTATGCTAATGAATACGAGCTACACCACAAATATTTAGTTAAGGAGCAAGGAAAATCAGCTTTAAAGGATCACTATTGCAAGGAATTGAGCAAAAAGCTCTTTACTGAAGCCGAGTTGATGGACGTTGTAAAGTCATATGATGACTACACCGCAAAATCATACTATTTGCATAACTATTGGAGAATGCAATTTGATTGTTTATCTTGCTTTGGAATTGGCAAGCAGTGGGAAAAGGAATTTGAGGAAAAGAACAAAATATATAAATATTTTTGTCCGGCTTGCTTTTGCTATGTAAAGAATAATGAAATTGTGAAGCGTGCAAATAAAATCTTTGAGCATTTACAAGCTGAATTTGATAAAATCAAGTCAAGTGATGAAGTATTTAGAGAAATGATAAGCTATGAGTTAGCGAATCATGAAGCTTGTATCACTTGTGATTATGAGCCTGCTTTAGCGGCTTTAAACATGAGTATCAAGGACTTGACGGAAAATCAAATAAAAATCATACAAGAGGAATTACACAAGCAGATAGAATATTATAACGCTTAAAAGCTATATAATCTTATGATCTGAGGGCGGTTATATAAGCCACCCTATATACTCAAGATGACCGTATGAAGTTATTGAGAGTACCATATAACACGCTTGAAAGCGAATAAAACATTTATTTTAAAACAAGGAGGTAAACCATGAGTAATAAATCATATTTAACAAAAGAAAAAATAGATACCTTGCTTAAACAAGGCATTAAAAAACGTGATTTTGAAGATCAAATAGGTTTTTTCTACACCGATCAAGGGTATGTGTATAAGTCGGACAAAAGCTTTGATGAACTTGCAAATGACGAGATCTGCTATATACCTGAATACTATGACGAAACCGATGAAAACGGCTTGCTTGAAGATGTAGCAGCGTATACAAAGCTTGACTTCATGGAATTATGCGACAATATTAAATGGAGAGCCATTTTCGTTTATGAAGGCGTTGATTGGCAATGCCCCGAAACGTATTATGATGAAACTGATTGGGAGGAATTAGAAGAGTTTGAGATGCAAAACAAATCTAAATAAAATATCTGTTTTAAGGAGGAATTAACCATGACAAGAGAAGAAATGATCGGAATTATAATAAAGATGTACAACGAGACAGCGAAAGCACTTGAGCAGGCAGAAAAGGAGTATGATGACGATAAGAAGAACGCTAAAAAGCGTGAAGTCTATCGCTATGTAGCCGCTCAAGAAGCGGTTTTGAGTGACCTATGCTATGAGCTGGAAATAGATGACCTTATTGACGATGAGGAGGTGTGATGATGAAAGGTTATATGGTAGTGTTTATGTTCAAAGGTTTACCATTCCACGAAAGAACAAGAGTTTACAACGTGAACAATCGTGGTGAGGCTATACAGGCTGTCAAGAACCACTACGGAAGCAGAGCCGTAAAGATAATCAGTGCAAAGGCAATCAAGAATGAGGAGGATATTTAACTATGACAGTAAAAGAGTTTTGTGAAAAAGCATCATCTAATATAGATAATATGGATGTTGAGTTGTATGAAGTTAATGAAAATACAGCTTTGTGTACAACAATTGGCGAAATGTCAAGAAATGATGGACTTCATGAAGAATGGAAAAATGCTGAGATTGAAGGGTGGTTTATTGATGATGAGGAGCATTTTATTTTAAGTGTAATTAAATGATAGAGGAGGTAAAATGTTATGACAGTACAAGAATTTATGCAACTATTCATTGATCCTGATGCGCAACACATTCAGATATGGTCAGACGATGAGGAGAAAATTGTTTATGACGGAGATTACGGAGATGTTCCGGAGCATATGAATTATGCGGAAGTATCGAGCGTTGATAACGTTTATGCTGATAACAAGGGCATTATCTGTTTGAATGTTTGGAAGATTTAAGTCGTATCTGATGACAAGGCAAATGCGGTAAAAAATTAATGAAAGGATTTTATGTAATGAAACTTACAATTAATGAAGGGCTTAAAAGATATTTCGTAGAAACAAATGCTTATAATTTTGTTGCATTTGTAGACGAAGAAAGAAAAGCTTATCCTGTTTTTACTTTTGGTGATAAGAATGGTAAGGAATGGGATGAACTTAACATGACACTTACGGCTGCGAAGAATGGCAATTATAGTTGTATTGAGGGCTGTAGAGATGCTTATGAAGTTTGTGCCGATGTAGATGGAGACACATCTAAAATATTTAATTTTGATGAAGATAAATATGAGAATGTAACTGAGTTCTAAGTTTAAAAAATAAAATAAAACCATACTTTTAAGGAGGAATTTTAAATGACAGGAAAGCAGAATAACATGGTAATACAGCACCCTGATAAGCGTCTTATGGAACGTATCAGATCATTGGAACGGAATGAGCGTGTTAGATTGCATATCGCACAAATGAAGTGTAACGGCTATACTGATAATGAGTGCAAAACGTGGTTAATAAAAATAGCCATACTGTCCGATTTTATGGACGTTTTCGACAAAATTCTAGTTGACTAATGAGGAATTTTGTAGTATAATTAATTAAACAAAGGAGAAATTTGTATGAAATATGGAATTTTCGAGTCAAGAGTAGAGTTAAGGAAGCTCCCTGAGAGATTGTTTGATATAGTTTCTTTGTGTGAAAACATAGGAAACCCTATTAAGATCTATGATGGCGAGGTGGAAGCTTTAGCAGAATTGAAGAAATATCATTCAGATATTATAAACATAACTAATTTTACAGTGTTTTCAACAAGGCGTTTTTTTAGATGTGAAGTCTATTTCGTTGCTGAATGTGAAAAGATAAACGAGGACGAGGGCGAGACTATCGAAAACCTAATTAACAGAGACGGCATTGAAACCGCACCGCTGGAGCGTGAGATTAGCTTATCTCTTGCTGAGTTCAAAGTTGACGGAAAACTATCAAAGGCAGTAAGCTTGAGGGCAGTTATGAACCAATCTATATAGCTACAACACCCGATGACTTACAGTGTTATTTTAAAGAAGCATATCCCGATGAGGATATTGTATACAATATCAGAAATAATGAAGAAACTTATGACGAGTATGAGTTGGACGAGGAGGAATAATCAATGTTACTTGCTACAATAATTTTGCTTATTATCTATTTGTGGGTAAACCACAACGAAAATAAGCGGAGAGAAATTAACAGAAAATACAATCCAATTGGAGCTTTTGACAAAGCTCAAAAGATTTATGATGACGCCTTTTATAAGGCTATTGATGAGGGTAGAAGTCTTACGCTTGAGGAACGAAAAGAACTGGATAAGCAATGGCATAAAACCTATAGCCAAGAGTTGGCTTATCGAGAGAAAATGTGGGCTAAGATACCTGACAATAAGAAGTAATATAATATAATAGGAGATAAAACATGAAAGTTACAGTTGAAAACGAGACAATCAAGGTAAACAGTCCGTATAACAAGAGCTTTGTCGCAGGGGCAAAGCAGATACAGGGCAAGTGGAACGCCCCTTGCTGGGTCTTCCCAGAGGAGAACAAGGAAGCTGTCAAGGCGTTACTCATCGAATGCTATGGTGAATGCGGAGAACTTGGTGCGGTTAGCACTGTCACAGTAGATCTTGACCTCGACACTTATACTGAGGGTTACGAGGACGGAGAAATCAGAGTTGGCTCAATCGTTGTTCTGAAAAGACTTTATCGTGACAGAGAGGTTATTTTCTCCGACAATGCAATGCTTATAAACGGTGGCTTTGCCACTTCGGGTGGCTCTGTCAAAAGTCCTAGAATAGCGGCTGATAAGAACACAATCGTTCGTGTAAAAGGTGTTCCTGAAACGATTTATAGCAAAATCAAAGACCACGAGGGCGTTAAACTCGTATCTGATATAGACATGGAAAGCTTAAAAGTGGAGCGTGAAAAGCTTCTTAAAAGACTTGCAGAAATAGACAGTTTACTTGCGATATGAAAGCGATTGTGCGTATAAAACTAATATAATAAATATAAATACTCCTATTAATCACATTGATTGATAGGGGTATTTCTTTATGCAGGAATAAATATAGGAGGAATAAATATGAAAAATGAAAATACAAATACATTACTTTTCGTACAAATGCTAGATAGTTACCGCAAAGAAGAATTACGGAAGATAGAGGAAGAACAAGATTATAATATGCGGAAAGCATATCTAAAGGCTAAACGCCGCCAAAGGCTTAGAGAAGAACGTCAGAGAAAGGTCAGAATGATAGTGAGGAACGTTGCCTATGGTGGTTTTGGCTTGCTTTTTACAGGTGTTATGTTGATGGCAGGAATAATATTTACGTTATGTATATAACAGGAGGAATGAAAAATGAATATTAGTACGGCTCAAACTTGCAAAATTTTCGATTTATCGGATAGACTTCCGACAGGAATACAAATAACAAAACAGCCAAAGCGAAAAAAGGGTCATAGAAATGCTATTACAAAACATACGGCAAGTAGGCAGAAGTCTGCAAGCTGGTTCAGACCTGATGATCTAAATGTGATTTTGGAAGATTTGTTTCAGAGTAAAAAATATTTCAAAGCAAATATTATAATCTTTGCTTGTAACTCAGGCTATCGTTACGGAGATATAATGACTTTGAGGGTCAAGGACTTAACCGATAATAACGGAAAAATTGTAGATTACTTGACGTTGCAAGAGGACAAGACGGACAAATGGAGAACAGCATGGCTTTGTGATACTGCGAAGAAAATGCTGAGTTTTGTTATTAAGCATTATGGACTTGATGCGGAAGATTATATTTTTCAAAGCGGAGAACGTAAAAGAAAATATATTGAGGATATTTTCTTAAATGAGGACGGAGAAGAAGAAATCATATATACTAATGAGAAGTATGATTGGAACGGCAGACTACTCAGAATAGCTCCTATGGAACTTAATTCCGTTACAACATTTCTAAAGAATATAACCGCCAAACACGGCATAGAAGGTAAGTACAGCACTCATAGCTTTAGGCAGACACATTCCGTGTATATTAGTTGTATTCAAAAAGGTAGCGAAGATGTTATTAGAGATTTGCGTATTGCCTGTCAGAGCCTAGGACATTCTGATCTGAGGATAACTGAGCAACATTATAGTGGCTGCGACAGCAGACTTGTAAAAGAACAAATGCTAAAAATGGAAGTGGGTAAGGAAGTTGTGGATAAATATGTAAAATAAAAAGGGACTTTTAAAAGTCCCTTTAGTGCTTCTTGTGACGTTCTTTACTTCTTTGTACTGCTAGAGCATTTTTAGATTGATTAACTTTGTATTGAGGTCTGTTGCGTGGAAGATAGGCTTTCACAACATTGACATTCATATTCATTAAATCGGCAATCTCATTAGCCGACTTCCCTTCTTTGTGGTATTGAGTGATTTTGGCGTGGGTATTATTAACTATAATACCTAAACTAGAAAGACTTTTAATAACTCTTTGCCACGAGATACCGAGTTTAATAGCAACCCCTCTTACGGATTTAATTGAGTCCCAGTATGATAATATTTCCTTGTCGGTTACTGTTTTAATTTCTGACATGAGGACACCTCTTTTGTATTGGTATGTTGCTGATTATAGTCTCTATACTTTTGTTCCAAAAGGTGGAATTTACAACAAACATTGTAACAATAATGATCTGGATTACAACCCATTTTATAAACTTGTTTTGCTCTGGATTCTATTTTACTTTGATTAGATTTGCAAAAGTTGTATTCTTTTAACAGGAGGCTGTAATAGGCAGGATCTTGTTTTAGTATATCTTGAAAATTCATTTTCTTTAAATAATTGTAATTTGCAGGAAACATAAAGCTAAACTTAATAGAGGATAAGGTTGTTCCGTCTAAATCCTTAATTAAAATATTTGTTCTTTGCTTTTTCTTATTGGAAGATATAGGTGCGTAATAATTATATTGATTTATACGCAACACTATACCACAAACAAATTTTTGGTTAGTATGGTATTCCATGTTTGGAATTTTAGGCTCATATTGTTGAAGATATTTTATGTAGTTCTTGTCTACTTCATAGAAGTTAATCATATTCATCACCTTATAAATAAAAGCGAGAGGTAAAACTGAAGTCCTACCTCTCGCAGAATTAAAGCTCACATTTGCGGTAGTGAAACACCGAGAATTAAAGCTCACATTTGCGGTAGTGAAACACCGAGAATTAATATAAGTAAAGGACATAAGTCCTCACTGTTAGACTAAATATTGAAGTAATCTTTCATCATTTATAGTATAGCATACTATACTCATTTTGTCAATACTATTTTGTGGAACTTTGTAAAATTCATTCGTTAGTTTGTGACAAGTCACCCTGCTCGCCAACATCTTTTTTTTCTTTAGGTTTCTTTTCTTTGGTTTTAAATGAAAATGCAAAACCAATTATGCCAATGGAGAAAATTAATGAGCCAGTGGATATAAAAATTACTCTCTCAATTTTCGCAGCGGCTATTTTACCGCTGACAAGTGAAGCTCCTATGATATAGTTGTAAGCGTCACCGCCAACATATTCGTCAATGGCACTATACTTGTCACCTTCCAAAATTGAAAATGTGGTTAAATTTTTGCTTGGAATTTTTGTTGTATAACCTATCACAAATAGTGTTATTCCTATTGCAATCACAAGAATGGAACAAATTTTCTTCATGGTGTTACCTCCTGTTTTATGATTATCTACTACGATAATCGTTTATAAGACTATTGTTGTTTTCAATAGAACTTTGATTATTAGATATACAAGTGTTATAATAATCAATATTACTTTGACTTTCTGATATAAGTTCATTGTATACGTCAACAACTCTTTGGCAATCGTCTAAGTGAGATTGAGCCTTTGAAACTGCTTCGGAGTCAACTTCTGTAGTCCAACCGCCATCACCATAAACTTTAACCATTTTCTTATTGGCGTTTTCAAGCTGTATTTTAGCCTCTTCAACATCATCTTCGGCATCCGATTTGTAGATTTCATAGATGGAAATATCAGATTGCTCATTGTTTATTTCGTTCTGATAGGTGGAGATTTCACTCTGTAGGCGATTATTTTCTTGCTCTAAAGCACTTATTTCAGAACTATAATCATGCGTGGTAGTTGTAGTTGTAGTTGTCGTTGTGGTTGTAGTCGTTGTGGTAGTAGTTGATGATTTGGAAGTGGTTGTGGTAGTTGATGGTTTAGTTGTTGTCAAAGTATGAGAAGTTGTTGTGGGAGTGGTGGTTGTTGTACTTGTTGTAGTGGTAGTGAAATTACTGTCAGATATGGAACTTGTTGTTTTACTATTACATGAGGACAATGCTAATATTGTCATGAGTGAAATAAGAATTAATTTTATTTTGCTCATTTTTTATTTCCTCCAATTTCTAAGATTAATTAGAATTACTTTTAATAAAAAAATTTTAGCATATTTTAGGCTGAAAATCAAGATTTAGGGTTTAAGTGCATATTTTAGGCTGAAAATCAAGATTTAGGGTTTAAGTGTAATATCTCAGAAACTAAAATTGTGTATTTCAACAAAAAATACGCTAGAATTTTGTGAAAGATTTTTATTTTTATATGGTTGACAAACATATAAAAATAAATTATACTATAATAAAAGGCAGGTGAGAAAATAATAATGGATAGAAAACCGTTCACAACAACAATAGACAGCGAAATTCAAAATCAGTTCAAGTCAAAATGTGCTATTAACGGCATTAAAATGAACGATTTGTTGGAAACATTCATGAAAATGTATGTAGATGACAAGTTTGAATTGGTACTAAGGCTAAACGAAACTAAAACTATTGTTGGCAAATAAAAAACAACTCTGCTGTCCGTGGAAAGTCAAGCAGAGTTGTCAGGTGAACAAAAGTACACAAGCACATTACTTATAGTAATGGTGTTTTGACAAGTGTTACTTCTGGTAAATATATTATATCATGAGTAAACACTGCTGTCAAGAACTATTTCTTTGACAATAGTGTATTTTTATGCTTGCAAGCAGGAAATTTCAAACAACAATGTAAATTAAGAACAGAAAGGACAAAGAAAATGGACGGAATTAAAACATTCACAAACAAGGAATTTGGAACAGTGAGGACAATAGTTAAGGACGGAGAGCCTTGGTTTGTCGGAAAAGATGTGGCTGAGATTTTGGGGTATACAAAGGCAAGAAATGCCATTGCAAGGCACGTTGATGATGATGATAAAAAGGACGCCCCATTTCAGGGCGTCCTTGGTGGAAAGCAAACAATGACTATCATTAATGAGTCTGGCTTGTATTCTCTTATTCTCGGAAGTAAGCTACCAAAGGCTAAAACATTTAAACGTTGGGTCACTTCAGAAGTTCTCCCGACTATACGCAAGACAGGCGGCTATGTAGCCAATAACGAGATATTCATTAACACTTATCTACCGAATGCCGATGCTCAGACGAGAGAACTGTTCAGGCTCAATCTATCAACGATCAGACAGCTTAATAATAAGATAGAGCAGGATAAACCTCTTGTGGACTTTGCAAGTCATATACAAACTTCTGAAGATTGTATATCAATGAACGATATGGCGAAGCTGGCAACTAAGAATGGAATAAAGATAGGTAGAACAAGGCTGTTTAATTTCCTAAGAGAGAAGAAAGTGTTAGGCTGTAAGGACGGTCATAAGAATATGCCTTATCAAAGGTACATAGACACTCAGCCATGGTTTCAGCTAAAAGAAAGCTCATACATACAGAATGGCGAAGTCAGAATAGGACTAACACCTATGGTAACGCCAAAGGGTCAGAGTGGAATTATTAGAATGTTGAGAAAGTGTGATGTAACAGGCTAAAGTAAATAAAATGCAAGTTTTGTTTTCAAATCTTGCAAAATTAGAAAAGAAAGGAACAATAAACAAAATGAACATAAACAAATTTAAAAGGCTACTTGCCGAGCGTGGGTTTTCATACTCACGCAGAGGTAAGGGGTCACATGAGATATGGATAAATGAGAATGGAGAGTCTTTTTCATTCCCATCAACCCGAAAAGAAGTTTATATTGGAATTGTATGGAACTTCCGAAGAAACTATTGTCGCTGTTAAATCGTGTATTTATTTTTGGGAATAATTTATCATTGATTTAGACATTGAATGGTGATAGAATTGTGATAGTGGTAATTAGTATGGCAATTATTGCTGTACAAAATAAAGGACAAATATCCCTTGACAAAGCATTTGTTTTGTAGTATAGTATAAACATTATAGAACAGATGTTCGTTTTGAGATTGAATAAAAGGAGTGTATAAAATGAAAAAAATGACATTACAAGAGCTTATGACATTTGCTCGTGAGAATTTATGGAACAAATTTATCATCACTAACAACATAAATACAGACCACATTTATGGAACGGCTCTGAAATTGTCGCATGAGCCTGTTGTATACAAGTCACTAAAAAGCATAAGTGACAAATTAGTGCCGTATTTTGATGATCCTGAGTGGCTTGTCTTAGAACTAGATAGGGTACATGATTTGTTATTAGCCGATTACATAATGTCATTGGGCTTAGGTGATGATGTAGACTATCTCACTGAATTGTCCGAAATGACGGTTGAAGATAACAACAGTACCGTTATGATAAATTGTAAAGATATTGTACTAACCATAGTTGGAGAAAATGATGGAACACACGTTGTACCCTCACTTCCCTTGCCGCCTGCTCCTCAATCTTTGGATTGTTATAATTTAATGAATTTTCTTAAAGTTGATTACATTGATTTTGCCAGAGTTAAAACAAATGAGCATGAAGCAATACTGCCAATTGATTGTTATACACTTGGTAATCTTTCAGAGGAACAGCTTGACGGTCTAAAAGATTTATATATAGATTTACAGTTTGGCGACACGGAGAACGATGAATATGATTATTCATGTACACCATATGTCATGTACGATTATGTACACGGGCTTGCATTTGCAGGTTTATGGAGTCTGCAAAATAGCCATCTTATCAGTAAAGTACCAATAGAAGTTATAGGATATGATAATTACGAGAGTAAAAATAACAAGGCACAGGTATTCAAAATAAGTTCTGAAGTAAAAAGAATTTTGAGCAAGTCAGAAGTCGGAAATCTAAATTTTAATATCAGTAATTTCAGTTTTGAAAACGTCCCGTTTCATAGATAATTAACATATCCGTAATCAAATAAACATTGACTATTATTCGAGTACAGATTATAATATAGAAAATACGACAAAAAAGACAAATAGAGACAACAAAACGTTTAATAGAGAGGAGTTGAATGTCGTATGATTAACACCATAACACCAGTAATAACCACAGAAACAAGAGAAAGAAGAGTTAATAAAAATATAGTTACTAGAGGAGATATAATTTTGGTTGATCTGCCAAATGTAGGCGAGTCAGTTCAAACAGGTAGGAGACCAGCTATTGTTGTACAGAATAACATGGGCAACGCACACTCCCCTTGCATAATAGTTGTACCGATTACAAGTGCTACAAAAAAATATGTGCCAACCCATGTTAAAATCGGTGTTGAAAGCGGTTTACTGAAAACTAGCACCGTTTTGTGTGAACAGCTATTGACTATTAATAAATCTAGTGTTATTAAAACACTTGGGCATTTGACACCTAATGTTATGAAGCAGATTGAACAAGCGATTTATATTTCGCTTGCCCTGCATCATTAATTGGTGAACACTTGACATTTAATCGTCCTTTGTGGTATAATACATATAATTATAGGCAATTTTTAGTACAATTATATGTAAGCATTATATCAGGAAAGGACGATTTTTATGTCATTAAACAGTTTTTACACTATAGACCAACTTAGAACAAGTGTAGAACATCATTTGTTCGCACAGAAAGCTTCCATTGAAGTTGTCAAAAGAAAATCTCAAGTTCTTTTGGGATTATTAAATAAATATAATGAAGATTTGTCGTTACAGGATAATATTTATCAATATTTATCAGGTGTATCAAAACGATCATATGATAGTCAATGTGGTTACTTAAAGCAATGGGTAATTGAAGAGGAAATAGATTGTAATTTTGAGATTAACTACAAAGATATCCCTCGAAATTATATGACAATAGAAACTCTTAACGAAAAACTAAATAAGTTATACGAAGATCCAAGTACTATTAGTCGTAACGTTATTTTCTATCTTGTTTACGCAAGGTTATACGCTTATTTGATTTGGATAGGTCTGTCTAACAAAGAGATTAAATCACTTAGAAAGGGCGACTATGATATCGATAATAAGGTTTTGTATATTGGCGATGATAATAGTAACGTTAGAACCATTGATTTAAAATTGCCCTATTACGACGATATTTCGGAAATACTGCACGATGAGCTATGCAGAAATATTAGCTCTAGAAAATTTGTTGACAAAGAATTTTTTTACAATGGAAGTGTAATTTGCATAAAAATGTACGATAATTCTTATGATGCTCATGGAAAAGAAATTGGATGTTATAATGACTATGACTCCCTATTTAGACTGCTAAATGATGACATAGGCAATAATAATGCTCTTGTCGCAAACGTTCGCCGCACTCTTGCCCCAATAATAAAAAGAGTAAGTGATATTGAAATTTCAGGGCTATTTTATCGAGTTACCAAACGTGCAATTGCAATGAAAAAAGATGTTACAAAATACAACTTTAATATAATTTTGGGCTTTTTCGGGTACGGAACAAATCGTAGGGGATTGTTTACCGAGTATCTAATTTATAAAGAGCAAATGTTAGATAAGTAATATTGAGTAATTGCAAACTATAAAAAATAAAAGTATTGTATCATCTCTTCCGATAATACAATACTTTTATTTTTGTTACTAAAAATATTAATATTTTGTAAACTATACAATATTGCTATTGACAACTATTAATTAGTGAATTATAATATAGTTACACTATTAAACGAGTATATATCTATATGTACTCACCATTAAACGAGTACACTTGAAACAAGTACACTTGTCACTGTGGTGGAATAGGTATACACAAGGAACTTAAAATCCTCGGAAAAATCCATGCGAGTTCGAGTCTCGTCAGTGACACCAGTACAGTTTGCCAATACTGTACAAAGTAAATTGGCATAGCAGGTACAGAGCTTATCTCACCATAAGGGAATATAGTGTGATACCTGCACTTGCAACTTTAGCTCAGTCGGTAGAGCATTTGACTTTTAATCAAAGGGTCAGGGGTTCAAATCCCCTAAGTTGCACCAAGTCGGTTACGGTTGCCGACAACGACAACGGTTCATCAATTAGTTGGTTACAAATTACAAACTAATCTGTATGTAAAGGTAGGTGAACAAAAAGGTACTGTGAAAGCAGTACCAACATTGGACTATAGCCAAGTGGTAAGGCAACGGACTTTGACTCCGTCATTCCGCTGGTTCGAATCCAGCTAGTCCAACCAAAATATTTTGTAACGTATTTTAGGTTACAAATATAAAATAACGTAAAAAGAGAAAGGAAGATAGTTATGAGATTTGACAAAAAAGATATTAAAATACCTAATGGAACAACAATTATTGGGGAGGGTGTTTTTGAAAACTTTACATCACTTAGAGCAATAGACGTTCCTGACGGTGTAGAAATCATCGAAAAAGATGCTTTCTTTGGTTGTAAAAAGTTAAAGGCGATAAATTTGCCAAAGACGGTACACGAGATAGGAGATGGTGCTTTTGCTTTTTGCAATAAGTTGAGACATATAATTCTCCCCGAAGGCATAGAAAGCATAGGTAGTTATGCTTTTGCGGAGTGTGTAAGTCTAAAAACTATTATAATTCCTCAATCTTGTCAAAAGATAGGCACAGACGCCTTTCTAAATTGTGACAATTTGGAATATGTAATACTTTTGAATCCAAATTTAGAAGTATATAGTTTGAAATATATGATAGACACAGGTATACCTAACAATTGTGTTGTTATTAAAGGAAATAAACGAATTATAAGGAGATAAAATGATTACACTTTTATTTATTATATCAATCACTATGCTTATAATATCTATAA